TTGACTCAGTACCATCCGTGTTCATAATGCCATTTTAGCGCAATACAGGCTGAACCGTATCGTACTTTAATGTAATGAATACCGTAGTTAATCTGAGCTATTGGGTTACTTGTCTTTGTAAAATTGTAATCTTTCCAAGTCTGATTAAGAAATTGAAAGATACCAAAAGCCGAGGATGTAGGGTTTTTAGCCTTAGCGTTCCAATGGCTTTCAAGTTTAACCAAGCGATCTAAACAACTGAACTCTGCTGGCGATACTAAAGTTTTGGCATAAGCGCGAGGCTGATGTACGAACTTTTGAATCGGCATAAGTTTAGGTTCAAAGGCTATGGCTGGCGTTGCGAACGCAATCCCTACGGCTAATGCCGCAACTAAAAGGGTGCGTAACGAGAGCTTTATTATGCGCCAATCTCTCCCCCGTTCGATACTTCGATAGCTGATGCCTTGCCATTGTTTGAGTTAGCCATTTGAGCTACCCCTCTCTTTGGTGTTGATTTCATTGTACGGCAGGTCGAGCAAAGCGTGTCAAATACCCACATTCCGCAAGCCTTACAGCGATCAATTTTAAGCTCGTTCATTCCATCGCCTCAGCTACTAATTCAACCAAATCATCAAGTGACCCAGCGTTCTTAATAACTCGATCAAACTCCCATCCATCGAGAGCGTGTTCTGAAATGTGGTCTGCAACTGGCTCAAGGTTTGGTCGCTCAACACGCCATATTTCGCCGTGATTCCACTTGATCGCGTAATGCTCGTTGCCAAAACGAACATCTGTAATGACCACCTTGTCACCAATGTCTAAATCAAAAATTACTTTCTCAACCCATACATCTTCGCCAAATTGCTTGCGCCCTACCTCTGTGCCAAAAATTTGCAGCAAACGCCGAATTTCAGGGTTTTTTTTGGCAAAATCCCAACCATACTCATCCACCAAATCAGTCACGCGAAGGCGATCTGCTACTAAAGGGTTCAGCTCGTAAAGAGCATCACGAATAGCATCGGCAAATGCAATCCGCTTGTAGCCATATAAGTCAATAAGAATCTTGGCAACTTCATCTTTTCCTGAGCCAGCCTTGCCAGCAAGTCCAATAATCATTACTCCCCCTTTGTTGTTTTACGCTTCATACGGCACGCACAGGCTCATTTTAACTCCGCCTCAATGGCTTGAATGGTGGGGCACGGATAACGAGTAGCCTCATAAAAATTCAATGATGGTGGCGAACAAGTTAAACAAATTCCTAAAAATTCAGGAAATGCCGTTGAGATAATTGGCTTATGCAATTCCACTACTGCACGAAGGGCAGCGTATGGAGTCTCAGGAGTTCTGCTCTCTCTAAAGTTCTTACTATCTATATCTGCCAGCAATTCATCGTGTGTCATTCCAACTCCTTTTCAATGGCTTGGATAGTTGAGCAGGGGTAGTTTTCATAATCGCGACACTTTAAGCAAGATAAACCAAATTTACCTTCAACTGGCTTATGCAATTCCACTACTGCACGAAGAGCAGAATAAAGCGTTGCTCTTGCGTACACAGGTTCAATGTCTGTTAGTTCTGCCAGCAATTCATCGTGGGTCATTCTGCCTCCTGAACAAACTTAATAGCCACATCAAAAACCGTGTTAATCCATTCAGCCAATGAGTTATCAGGCAGGTCTTTGACAACCAACCAATCATTGCGAACTTCATCTAAGCGTTTTGCAAGGTCAGCTTTTATGCCATCCTCTACCATATAAAATTGACGGATAAGTTCTCCGTGATTTGCTTGGCATCTATCCATATCTTCTGTTTTACACCGCAAAAGATGTACCGTTTCAAATGCCGACACGACTTCCTGAGTTAGGGACTTCACGAACTATCCTCCTTACTTTTGATGCTTTTACGAATGAGCTGAAATCTATACCATGCTTATCTACAAAAACTTTTAACGCGCTGAGAAATAACGAATTAAATTCACCCTTGGCGATGTATCGGCGTTCTATTCCCGTTATCCCACCCATCATGCCGTAACGCTCGTTTGTGGCATAGGCCCACTCAAGGCATTGTTGGCGAATCGGGCAGGCAAAACACACCCTACGAACCATCTCGTATTCAAGGTGCTTTTTCTTTACCAAATCTTCTTCTAAAAAGAATAAATCGGTTTGTATGCCTCGGCAATTAGCACTATCCCAATCAATGTCATCGTAGTTAATAGATGGCTGAGGTCGGGCAATCTTACTGAGCTCATCATCGTCATACATAACATCTGTTTGGTCAAGCGGATTGACATACTTGGTAATGCTGTTTTCTAATACCCACCTTTGAATTGTGCGCTCTGTTACCTGATAACGCTTTGCGGCATCGCCTACATAGATTTTCCTGGACATCCAATTTCCCCTGTCTTGTCGTAATATGAGCAATAATTTTTACAGAATATAAATGCGGGTCTTTCAGGCGGTGGTGGGGAATCCATCGCCTGAACATCTGCTACCCACTTACGAGCCTTTTCAACTAACTTGGGGTTGTAGTCATCTTCCCAAGCAACAATATCTTTCATCTTTCCATCACGCGGGATAAAAACAAGCCCTACCCTTTTAACAGGGTATTTTTGCGCGATAAGACTTGCGTAGATATTGACCTGCATTTTCTGTTGCGCGGTTGGAAGTCCACCCTTAGCCAACTTATCTAAAGTAGTGGTTTTCCAGTCATATACGGTTTCATCTTTGCGTGAGTAGAAATCGCAATGACCCTTAAAATAATCATCGCTAAATTCTTCTTCAAGCAAGTAATCATCACCAAAGACATCGTGCGCTTTGAGTGCTTCAAAGATTGCCGTATGAGTAGCTGTACCAATAATGGCTGCCAAGGATTCGGTGTCATGGTTGGTTTTAGGAGTTTGGTTGAGGATATGCCAAGCCTGAGCCTTGCAACCCCCAACCGAACTTGCTCCTAATTCAACCTGAACTGAGCGGTCACGCTGTTCATCAGCTTCTTTAAGCGCCGTTGTCAGGGTTTTGATTATATTCATCAAATTCTTCCTTTCGTTTGGCAACCATGTCTGAACCTAATTTAATCAACCAAACAGAAACAACATCAACAACATTGTCTATTTGTGTTGATAAAATTTGTGCCAATTCGCCATCAACGCTCAAATCGTCATCTTTTATGCGCTCTTCAAACATCGCCCTATCTTCAGTTCGAAGTTGAAATCTTGGCGATAAAACATCGTAAGCAACTTGGCGTAATAATTGAATTTGATACATTACAAATCCATGCTTGCTTTGAGCGATGAGGAAATAGAGCGCGTAATGTCCACTTGAGTTTTTAGGCGGTTGGCATTAGCTCGTACTGCCTTAACCTGCGCCTCAAGACCGGCAATGTTCAAGTGCAAAGCCTCGTTATCAAACAAAGCCTGGTCCTCGCGCATTGCTATCGTCATTTTAAGGTCACCGTGAGCGTTCTTGAGTCGAGATTTAGCCATCGCAATTTCATACGCAGCTTTAGTGACATGGTAATCGGATTCGGCTTTAATCAAATCCTTGTGGCACTCGTCAATCTCTTTGCTGAGTTCAACAAGCCTTGCTTCGACTTTGGCAGGTGTAATCATTAGCCCACCAACACAATCAAAGCCCAAATGGGAGCAAAGAAAATCGCGCCCCAAAAGACAATTCGTACAGCAGTTCTCACATCGTAATAAAACTGTGAGTGTTTAGGTAAGCGATGTGGCGTAAAGCCAAGGATGTCAGTTCTCACTTAACAGCCTCCAATTCCTTTTTACGAGCAGAGATAGTTGCGTTCAAAGTCTTACCATCAACCTTGACGGATAAAAGTCCTGCTTCTTGTGCGCCTGTATAGAACATTTTAAGTTCGGCAACAGATTGGATTCCTGATACTTGGTCAATCGCTTCTTTGGCAAGTGATAGTTGTTCAGGAGATACAGGTGGCGCAACAGGTTCAACTTGTGCGCGTTCAACCTTTTCCATTTCTTCACGGCTTGGGCGTGATGCTTTACCATTAAGTGAACCTT